TGTAAGTCTTGCACGCGAAATTGACCAGGTTGAAATCACAGCCATGTCAGATAATGTACAAAATATGATAGGCGGGGTTGAAAGACCTACACTATCGCTAGAAGTGTACAATGATTTTGCGGCGGCTTCTGTAAACTCACTATTTGAGGATGCATTAGGTACTAAACTGAATATCAAGTTGATACCAGTTGCAGGTACAGTTTCAGCAACAAACCCAAGTTATACAATGTCATGCTTAGTTTCATCATGGACACCAATTAACGGTGCAATTGATAGCGTAGCCTCTGTCAGCGTTTCGCTTCCGGTAACTGCATTAACAAAATCAACAAGCGCGTAATAAAGGAGAGGTGGGACAATGCACAAAATTGAGATTGTTAAAAAAGATGGTAAGAAATTAACCTATGATCTTACGCCATCCGCAAAGGTGGCATTTGAAGCCGAATTTAAAACAGGCTGGCGTAAGCGTCTAGGGGAACTACAAATGGAAAGTGATCTGTGGTGGTTTGCCTGGCGTTTAGAAAAAGATGCCGGCAAAACTGAATTATTGTTTGGTGATGAGTACATTAATCAGTATTCAGATATTGATTTATTGTATGATTCAAAAAATGGATAGACCGTCACGGACAAATTTATGAAGTCGCATCTGTGGCGGTTGCAACCGGTATTAGCCCTAAAGATTTATTAGAGGTTGATCCAGCGATTTATGCGGCCATAAAAGCCATTTTGCAAGAACGGCACTACAACAACAAAAAGGCAACAGTTAGGCGTAAATAATGATATTGCCAGATAGATCATTAAAGGCAATCTATGTTGAAAACCTAGATGAACTAATGGACAAATTGAAAAAAATGGATGCCGATTTACAAAAAGAATTTAAAAGAGAATTAAATAAATCGGTAAGACCAGTTGCAAAATTAGCCCAAAGTTTTGTACCACATTCACCATTCCCAGGTTGGAGAGATGTTGAGCCTTCATATCCACCGGCATGGGGATGGGCTAATGATAAAGCGCATAGGGGTAGAACGATTGGCGAAAATAAAAGAAGCCGTTGGAAATGGTCGCAATCTGAAGTAGTTGCCGGCATTAAATTAAGCAGTGCTAAAACAAAAGTACAAAGAGTAAAAGGCACAACATTTTCAGTAACCGCTTTAGCCGTAGTAAATAAATCGGTACCTGGTATAATTTATGAGTTGGCAGGTTTTGGTACATCAAGATCAAGAAGCCGAACAAGGCGTGTAAGCCGAAACCCAAACGCTAGTGAATCTTTTATTAGAAAATTAGATGGCACGGCTAATTCAAGCGCATATAAAGAAAAAAGATTGATTTACCGTGCATCACAACAATTGGGTGGGCAAGTAAATGATAATCTATACGGTGTGCTTAAAAAATATCTAGGCAAAGAATTTAGGGGTTAATCATGGCATTAAGTCAATATGTTGCAATTAACTTCTTAACCAAATTTGATAAAAAAGGATTAGAACGCGCTACTAAAGAGTTACAAGGTTTTGATAAGGTAGTTGCAACAAGCACTTTTAGATTAAAAACTTTTGCTAAAGCCGGGGCAATTGCGGCGGCGGCTGGCTTAGCCATATTTGCAAAAAATTCTATACAAGCGGCTTTAGCCCAAGAAAGATTAGATAAATCAGTTGAACAATCTTTAAGATCAATAAATCAATTAGATCAATTACCTAGTGTAAATGCTTTCATAAGTAATATAGAAAAAGCATCAAACATTACTAAAGATATACTAACGCCCGCAATTAATGGATTAATTATACAAACTGCTGATTTAACTAAAGCGCAAGATTTATTTACTATTGCTTTAGATACTAGCGTAGCCGCAGGTCTTGATTTAAACCAGGTATCAGATGCGTTAGGTAAAGCAAGTCGGGGCAATTTTAAAGCACTGGGCGCACTAGGTTTAGGATTTGATGCGGTAACTGCCAAAGAAATTGGATTGGCAGAAATTACAGATTATTTAACTTTAAAATTTGGTGGTTCGGCTAAAAGAGCGGCTGAAACATTTGGTGGTCAATTAGATAATTTAAAGATTAGTGCAAATGCGGCACAAACAAGTTTAGGCGAAGGTTTTATACTTGCAAGTCAAATTCTTATTGATGGTGGTAATGCTTCTGATTATTTTGGCGCAAAACTTGAATCATTAGGATTAAATGGTGGTTACATCATAGTGGCATTGGCCGATAAAATATCAAAAATTACTAATGCATTTGATGGAATATCTAAAAAAATTGAAGGTAATGCCTTTTTAAGATTTTTATTTCAAGCCAAAACTATCCCCGTAGTTGGCGGATGGATTGAAGGTTTTAGAGGTTTAGCCGAAGAAGGCAAAACTATTAGTGACAATATGAAAGATACTGTTGAACAAACAGCCGAACAAAAAGCCTTAGCCGAAAAATTAGCAAAATTACAAACACGATTAGACAAAATGGCAACCGATGCTTTAAACAAACAAAAACAAATAACAAAAGAAAAATTGTCGCAACAGGCTTTAGATAAAAAGAAAGCCGAATTGCAAGCCATGTTTGATCTTGATGCAATCAATTTGCAAGTTGCTTTAAGCCGTAAATTATCTGCCGAGGATGAAGCGCGTGTAAAGATATTGCAAAAACTTTCAGAAGGTACAGAAGCGGCAATTAATCAAGCGCAAAAATACGCTGATGTATTAAAAGTAATTGAAGATGGCAAAATTACAACAGGTGAAATAGATGAACTTGCTAAAAAATGGGGTATGACCACAACGGGCGTTGAAATGTACATACTTAAATTGTTTACCGCAAATGAAGAAATAAGAAAAATGTTGGCATTATTAAGTCAAGTTAAAACACCAGGAACACCGCCACCAACTGCGCAAGTTGAACAACCATTAACTTTAGAGCAAGCAAGGTCTACGGCTGAATCTAGCGTGACAAGAGTAAATGAAATATATAACGACCTCATGTTTAAAATTCTTTCAACAAACCGAGTGCCGTTAGCAGAGGGTGGAATTGTTACAAGACCAACAAATGCATTGATTGGTGAAGCCGGCGCAGAGGCCGTTATTCCATTAGATAGGATGAGTGGATTTGGCACCACTGTAAATGTTAATGTTGCAGGCAGTGTTATATCAGAGGGTGAATTGCAATCTGTAATTCAAGATGCTTTGTATAATTTAAACAGAGCAGGTGCGGTAACTCAATTAACAAACTTAGGTAGATAATGCCAGCCGCTAAATTTAGGGCGGAGATTGACTTCTCCGGCGGTGCTTCCTTTGACCCCGCTTTAGTGCTTGATGATCCGGCAACGCCATTAGATATTGCAGTGTTAGGTACTGCCGCCGCCGATACAGTTGATATAACAGATTATGTTACTCAATGTTATATTAGGCGTGCCTTTAATAGATCATCAGATTCTTTTACCGGTGGTACAGCGCGTATAGTTTTTGTTGATGAAACAGGTGAATTTAACCCAGCCAATACCGGATCAAGTTTATACGGCAAAATTAAACCAATGCGTAAGATTCGCTTTACGGCAGAATATTTAGGCGTTACATATAACTTAGGTTCTTTTTACATACAAGAATGGAATTATCAAAGCCCTACCGGCTTTGATCCAGCGTATGTAACTTTAGTTTGCGTGGATGGATTTCAGTTATTCAACCTTACAACTATTACATCAGTTAGCGGCGGCACGGCTGGACAAACTACCGCACAAAGAATTACAAGTTTGTTAGATGCTGGAGAATGGCCAGGCGGTATGCGTGACATATCAACTACTGCAACCACCACAGTGCAGGCAGATGATGGATTATCAAGATCATTATTGGCCGCCTGCCAAATTGTAGAAGGTACAGACCTGGGCGCGTTCTATATGGATGAACGTGGTTACGCAAAATTTTTATCTCGCAACGACATTATAGTTGCCGAAGGCGGCTTAGTGACTTCATTTAGTGATGTGCCAGGATCAGGTGATGTAACGTACCAAGCCGTTCAATTTGATATTTCTGATTTTCAAATGATTAATAAAGTCACCGTTACAAGAACGGGCGGTGTTGCCCAAACTGCCAGCGACACAGCCAGCATTGATGATTACTTTCAACACAGCCGTGTTAGAGGTGGCATTATGCAAAGTGATGCAGACGCATTAAATCAGGCTCAAATGATTATTGCTTCACGAAAAGAGCAAGGAGTAAACATCCAGTTAAACTCTTTAACAGTAGATGCTTTTGGTGAGGATGACCCAAATCGGGTTATTGCCGCTTTAAATTTAGACATTTTTAGCCCTATCCAGGTGACCCAAACCTTGCCGGCGGGTAATGTGGTTACAGATTCCGTCATTGCCGGTTTGACTTATCAAATAACACCCAAATCTTTTCAAGTAACATTTACATGCGCCCAGCCTTTTGCCGTAGGTTTTTTGCTAGACTCTACCATTGATGGAATTTTAGATGAAGATTCTTTGGCTTATTAGGGGAGTATGATGGCAACTTTTTCAGTTGGTCAGGTATTAACGGCGGCTCAAATGAACAGCATAGCCAACTTAACTGTTCGGGCAGTTACCGCAACATCAGACACGTTTGTGGTAACTGATGCAGATAACAAACTTATTACATATTCAAACACCAATACGACAACAATTACCATTCCACCATTTAACACAGTTGCCATCACTACTGGTTCGGTAATAAATGTAATTAAAATTGGTTCAGGTGGAACTGTATCTATTATTCAAGGATCAGGTGTCACGTTGGCATCAACTGGCACTGTTTCCACTAATCCTACAATTACAAAACAATTTGGCGCGGTATCTTGTATAAAAGTTAGTACAGATAGTTGGTATGTAGTTGGTAGGGTTGCAGAATAACACATGAATATTTTGGGAATATTAACGCAACCATCTGCACCTGTTGGCACTATTTTTGATTATATTGTAGTTGGTGGCGGCGGTAGTGGTGGAACTGATTATGCTGCCGGTGGCGGTGCTGGTGGTTTTAGAATAAACACAGATCAATTTTTTGCCAAAAATACAAATATAACAATCACTATTGGCGGTGGCGGTGCTACTAATACGGCATTAAATGGTGCTGGCAATGTTGGTTTACCTTCAACATTTGATACTTTCTCATCATCTGGTGGCGGTGCTGGACAAGGCGGTGGTGGAAACAATAATGGTGGTTCTACTGGCGGTTCAGGTGGCGGAAAAACTGCAAACGCATCAGGAACATTTGCTGGAAACTCAGGTGGATATTCTCCAGCCGAAGGAACTGCCGGTGGTCAAGGTGGTGCATCTAATGGTGCAGGCGGCGGCGGCGGTGGTGCTACAACTGCTGGCAGTAATGGTGCTGCTGGTACAAGTGGTGCAGGCGGTAAAGGTGGTAATGGTACTTCTGCTTATTCTGATTGGGGTACTGCTACTTCAACTGGTCAAGATATTGCAGGAACAAGATGGTATGCAGGTGGCGGTGGCGGTGGAAGTTTAGTTTCAGGTCAAGGTGGCGGTATTGGCAACGGCGGGGGCGGCGCAGGTGGCGGTGGAATAACTGTTTATGGTGGTAATGGAACTGCAAATACTGGCGGCGCAGGTGGCGGTGGCAGTGGCGGCACAGGTGAAGCCGCAGGAAGTGGTCGTGGCGGTGCTGGCGGTTCAGGTATTGTAATAATTCGTACACTTGGAACTTACACAGCAACAAGTACAACTGGTTCACCAACAAGAACAGTTTCAGGTGGTTATACATATTATCACTGGACTGGAAATGGGAGTATAACAATATAATGGCACATTTTGCTAAATTGGATGAAAATAACTTAGTTATTGATGTTAATGTTGTAAACAATGATGTACTTGATGTGTCTGATGAAGAAGCATCCGGTATTGAATTTTTAACTCAATGGTCAGGTGGTTATTCTAATTGGAAGCAAACATCATTTAATAATAATTTTCGCAAACAATATGCAGGTAAAGGTTTTAAATATGATCCTGTTGCAGATGTATTTATTGCACCGCAACCTTTTGCATCTTGGTTATTAGATCAAAACTTTGACTGGCAACCACCAACATCAATGCCAGCCGAAGGTTTTTGGATTTGGGATGAAGAAAATTTAATGTGGCAACAATTAGAGAACTAACAAGCCCGAATGGCTGGCCGGCTAGTGAAAATCGCCAGGCAATTGGAATTGAATCATTTGTAATTCCCGGCACTAAAATTAAAATGGCTTGTTCCAAAGCCGTTGCGCCATTGTTAATAAATTTTTGCAAAGAATTTCACGAGTTGGTTGAGCCGATAGATCAAGGCCAATTAGATGATTGGGGCTATGCCTTCCGAATGACTAGGGGATCAGAGCGCGTTTTAAGCAATCATTCATCCGGTACGGCCATAGACTTAAATGCAATTAAGCACCCTTTGGGCAAGTCAAATACATTTAATAAGGATCAGCGTAATACAATTAACCTATTGATAACTAAATATGGATTAGGTTGGGGCGGCAATTACAAAAAGCGTAAAGACGAAATGCATTTTGAAATAGCATTAACCAAGCATGAAGTAAAACAAAAAATAAAACAGTTAGGATTAAAATGAAATTAGATAAAAAGAAAAAAGAAATTATTAAGTCATATTTAAGAAGCGTTGCAGTAGCAACTGTTACAACAGCATTAGCCTTAGTTGCAGATGTCAGGCCTGAGTTAGCAATTTTAGCAGGTGCGGTAGTTGCACCTATAATCCGCTACCTTGATCCTAAAAATGATCAATTTGGTGTCAATAGTTAATGAGCGCGAATGATTGGGCGGCTTTAGCAGTATCTACGGTTACTATTCTAGGGGCATTGGTAGCAACCGTTAGATGGCTAGTTAAGCATTATTTAAGTGAGTTAAAGCCTGACAATAATGGCCGTCATAATTTAGAAGGCAGAGTTGCGCGTATAGAAGAAAAAATAGACACGCTTTACCAAATACTAATATCTAAGAAATAAGTCAGCCTAATCCCCTACCCTATGGCCATGAGTATGTGCGTGGTCGTACCAACTAGGGGCAGGCCTGAAAACATGTTACGCCTGGCACAAGCATTTATTGATACAAAGGCAAATGCAGACTTATATGCAGTAATAGACAACAATGATCCAAAATGGGATGAGTATTACAAACATGACAATTATTACCAAATTCCGGCACATAATGAAACAGGTGGTTGTGCCAAATCTCTTAATTCCGGTGCAGTTAGTTTGCTTGATATTTCTCGCTATCCTGTATATGACCTGTTTGTTTTCATGGGTGATGATCACATTCCTAGAACGTTCAATTGGGATAGAGAGTTTGAGAAGGCGTTAAGGGGTCAAACCGGCATTGCTTATGGCGATGATTTATTACAAGGTGAAAATTTACCTACTGCATTTGTAATGACACGGGATATAGTAGATGCATTAGAGGGTATGACATTTCCTAAATGTAAACATCTTTATTTTGATAACTTTGTTAAGCAATTAGGTATTGATTTAGGCGTATTAAAATATTTACCTGATGTAATTATTGAACATTTACACCCAGTAGCCGGTAAGGCTGAAATGGATGAAGGTTATGCCAGGGTAAATCAACCTAAATGGTATGAAGAAGATTTATTGACATTACAAAAATACATTAGATCACAAAAATATGCAGATTTGGTAAACAAATTAAAATGAGATTAAATGATTTGTTTGATGCAATTATTGTTGTAAATTTAGATAGACGGCCTGACCGATTAGCGGCAATAACACATCAATTAGATTCATTACAAGTAACTTGGAAAAGATGGCCAGCAATTGATGATCGTGGTACTGATATGACACCCATTTTTTGTAATGTGATGAACACCGTGAACAGATTGTTTTATGCACAATGGAAAGAATATAAACATGTTTTGCTATTAGATGATGATTGCGAGTTTGTGCCTGATTTTGAAACAAAATTAAATGAAGTTTGGCCATTAATACCTGATGATTGGGATACGGTTAGTTTTGGCGATCATTTAATTTCAGCAACACCAATTACAGATAAAATACAAAAAATACATGAATCCTACGGTGGCCACGCAACCGCAATAAAAATGAGTTGTTTGCCTATATTATTAAATGGATTTAAAGGTAAAAATTTTGCTGATTTAGAATTAAATGTTATGAGCGGTGATTTGAATAGATACGTTATTGAACCGGGTTTAATCGGTCAAGGAAGATATGAATCAGACTTAGTTGGTGGCATTAGGCCTAACCTTTACAATTTGTGGCAATAATGGATATTTTAATTACTGGGTCACATGGCTTTGTTGGCCGTGCTTTTAGACGTGCGTTACCCCACGCTAATTTAACTTTAGTAGATTTAAAACAAGGTGTTGATTGCCGTAAGTTTTTTCAATTAGAGAAAAAGCAATATGATCTTGTAATTCATTTGGCCGCAGTGGTTGGTGGCCGGATGCTTATAGAAAATGAACCGTTAGCCTTAGCGGTTGATCTAGCCATTGATGCTGAGTTTGCATCCTGGGCAATGAGAACTAAACAACCCTATCTTGTTTACTTCTCATCATCAGCCG